CAGGGGGGGTGGAAGGGGCCGTTGTTGAGCCATAACATTTCGTTGACATTAGCGACAGCAAACGATCAAGTGTTGTTTGTAAAAAGGCATAGGGCATCATCAGTGGACGATTTTGAAACGTGGGCGCAAAGTGACGTGACACCTACTTTGAACGTGTTTGACGTTGGTGACACTCGCGCCACTGCACTCATTTTGTTTGAACCGGATCGCAGGGACGGCATCAGACTGCTGGACGATAAAACAAACACACTTCAATCATTCATGGGGACAGGGGGTGGCAACGTGCCACTAGTTGCATACAGCATTCGTGAGGATGCGCAAGCAAACAATTTTTCAGCAACCGAAATAGAACAGGCAAGGGCATTGCAGTCACTTCAACCGTCAGTGCAGTCACATCACGCTCAAACGTTTTTGGCAGACGATACATCAGCAATAGTTCGCCGCCTTACACCAACCGAATGCGAACGCCTACAAGGGTTTCCTGATGGTTGGACTGAAGGTCAAGCAGACTCACACAGATACAAGCAAATGGGTAACGCAGTCACAGTGAATGTGATTCGTTGGATTGGGGCAAGGTTATGAACGATTGGCGCAAGGATCTCACCAAGCGTGGCAGGATTGTCGTTGGAGCTTTGGAAGGTGCAGGGATTTTGCTGGTCATGATTGTGCTTATGGTCAGTGATTTCAAGTAATTTGTGACACAAAACGTTTTCCCGTAAACTGTGAATGTTTGAGGGGAAGCAAACATCAAAGGGTTGAAACTTAGGTTTCAGCCCTTTGTGCTTTGTAAACAGTAAACTGGTGCAGTGGCTAATTCGTTGTTTCAACAAATTGAACAGTTGCTACACGACTATGGTGCAGACAAAAACTATGTGGCAGTGTGCACAAACATCATTTTGGTCACTGAATGGACTGACGGTGCAGGTGTGCATTGGATTGAAGAACACCGTTCAGCAGAGATCCCAATTTGGCGGCGTGAAGGCATTTTGAACTATGTGTTGCAGGAAAGAGCAGAAGTGACAGAAAGTGACGTTGATGAGTAGCCAGCACCGCAAACATCGCGGCTACGCCAGCCAAGCCATTGTTGCCAAATACCTTAAACAGCACGGCTTTCCGTTTGCAGAGTCCACAGGTGCAGGAAGGCAGGGCAGTGACGTCACTGGGACACCGGGCATAGATTGGGAAATCAAAGCCAGAACCGACTTCAACCCGTCAGCCGTCATGAAACAACTTGCTGAACGAGCACAAGAAGGCGTGTTGCCGGTAGCAGTGCTACGGCTCAACGGGCAAGGTGAAGCCAGTGTTGAAAATTGGGTAGGCGTAGTGCCGTTTGGCGTTTTGGTGCGTCTGATACGCGAAGCCGGGTTCGGCGATCCGTTATGACGCCGCGCCTGTTGACGTCTGAATGTTCAGCGCATTACCCCAGATTGTGGCATCTGGTTGAATCAGTGTCAGACAACAAAGACGTGCGCAAATACCCAGTAATGCTGGACATGGTGAACTTTATCCAAGAGTTTGAAAATTGGGTGTTTGTTTCCACTGACCATTTGGGTCAACTTTTGAGGGCCGAACCACCCAAGTCAGTGTCAAAAAGAACATACGGGCCGCTGCAGATTGTTGGCGAACGTCTGGACTTTTTTGGCAAACACATTGAAGCTTGTATGGTGCGGCAGGAAAAAATAGCCAAAATGTTGCTTGAAGAACTTAACGACTGGCACGGTGCAATACTTACCCGGACAGCCCCAGAAAACCTACCAAAATACATTGGACGCAAAAAATGCCCTATTTGTGAACAAAAGTCTGTTATGGGTTACAACAATGATTTGTTTTGCGTCAACCGTAACTGCCAGCACACTTGGACACTGTGATGAAACCAGCATTCAGGACAAAGATTTACGAACGCTCAAACGGGTATTGCGAACGGTGCGAACAAGGTTTGCCTGAATCGTGGGCGGCCCACCACCGCAAACTACGGGCGCAAGGTGGCAAAGACGAATACGTCAACGTGGTTGCATTATGTCACCAATGCCACAATTTGGGTACAGCGTCAGTGCATCTCAACCCTGCGCAAGCAGTTGACGCCGGATACATAGTGCCCGGCTGGGCCGATCCTGCATCAACACCAATTTGCCCTAGCGGTGGGCAGAAACTATTGTTGCTTACAGATGGCACGAAACAAAACTTAGGGGAATGACAATGGCTGGAGAACCAACAATTACGTTAATTGGGCGTTTGGGTGCAGATCCGACAATCAACTTTACACAAACAGGGCGCGGCGTGACCTCATTCAGCGTTGCAGTAACGTCAAAGCTCAAAACCGATGATGGTTGGATAGACAAAGACACGTTGTGGTTTCGGGTGTCGCTTTGGCACAACGCTGAGGCCGCGGTGGACGAACTGCGCAAGGGTGACTTGGTGTGCATTAGTGGCAAGTTAACTGAAAGCAAATACATGAAAGATGGCGTGGAACGCACATCACTGCAGATTGACACAGACCATGTTGGGGTTGTGCCAACAAAAAAGACTCACGGCGACACTGAAGCACCATTCTAGGGCTGGTTGCTGTGGCTACTAGCACAAACGCCGGGCAGTTTGAAACACCGGTCACGTGGACTCAAAACACTGATGTTGATTGGGAAAGATCCGCAGTGTTGGCGGCTCAAACCATCAACCGGGTGCATAAAGTGTTGGACGAACTACGGCACAATTTGGAGATTGCTCCAGAAGGCCCAGTTGAGTTGGCGTACATCACCAGCCGGCTGGCTGAAGCACTAGATTGCGAATAATCATGTATGTATCTACACAAATGGTTAATCAAATCAACGCAGAATTGTCTGAAGCAAAACAAGCCATTCAGCGTGTGCGTGAGTTGCACAAGCCAAGTGAAATGCTCGGAATTTGGGATGCGGTTTGTTCAGTCTGTACTGAAGGGGACTTGCATGACTACGTTGAATACCCATGTCCAACTATCAAAGCGTTAGACGGTGAGCCAAATGTGTAGTGCAGAAAACATCATTTCAGGTATCATTGTTGCCGGATTAGGCACTGTTTGGACTTGTCTAGGCGTCAACCTGATTTGGCTAGTATGGTCAGACCTTCAAGAACTACGCAAAAAGGAACAAAACAATGGGCAAATGTAAAGATTTATTGACAGACGCGCTGGAGCTCACTGCAACAGATCGCGAAGCAACCTATGGCGACAAGCAGGACAACCACGCCAACATAGCGGCTATCTGGTCAGTGATACTTGGACACAAAATTGAACCCTACCAAGTTGCATTGTGCATGGCTGGGTTAAAGATTGCGCGAGCATCACGGCCCGACGGCGCACAACACCGTGACAACTATGTGGACTTGGCAGGGTATGCAGGTGTGGCGTGGGAATGCGTTGCACCACAACCAATAACCACCTACAAAGACACAAAACCAAAAGTGCATCCAAGTGAAGTGACGCCAAAATACCTTCCAAAAACCAAAATTTGATAGGATAATGGCAACAGAAAGAAGGCAAATTGTGGCAAAGTTGAGTATTGAAACAATCAAACTGGACGCGCTCAAGCCAGATCCCAACAATGCGCGTAAACACTCAGAACGCAACCTAGACGCAATCAAAGGATCTTTACAGGCTTTTGGTCAACGCAAGCCAATAGTTGTCGCAGAGGACAATACGGTGATTGCCGGCAACGGTACAGTGGAAGCCGCCAAACAACTAGGTTGGGTCAGCGTCAGCGCCACGCGCATTCCTGCAGACTGGACGCCGGAACAAGTCAAAGCCTACGCAATTGCAGACAACCGCACTGGTGAACTAGCAACATGGGATCAAAACGAACTATTGTCGGTGCTGTCCGACTTAGACAATTCAGACTTGTTGCATTCAGTAGGTTTCGACACTCAAGATGTTGACAATTTGAAGGCACTCATGGAAGAGCTTGAACAGCCACCAGCCGCGCCCAAAAACTTGTTTGAGCAAGAAGGCATGTATCACGGCAACACGTTGTCAACACTCGCTGAACGGTACGCCACAGCCGCCACAAGAGTTTTGATGTGCGACTACCCAAACACACGCTACATTTGGTTGATTGAAAAACTTGCCACCATCAGATCCGAAAAAGGCTATGACTCCAATTCGGACGCAATCATTGAAATTGTTCAAGACTATTTTGGCGAGATTGCACCAGAATAATTATGAAAATTGCTGACCTTCCCATTGTTGAAGTCAAACGTGTAATAACACACGACGAAGCCAGCGAAATGGTTGGCGTGAAAGTGCCTGACCTGCAACCAAACGTCACCAAAGCCGGTATCTACATTGACGCAGACACCAAAGAACCATTTTTGGCGTATATGCCTATGGAGTCTGAGGTTGCAGAACTACGCAAAGCGTGTTTGAACATCAACTACGGGTCAACACTGCGTCAAAACACTGGGTTGCGTAACGAATCAGTCACATTCGGCATGGCGCCACGCAAAGCGTACCAACGCCGCGAATCATGCCGTCCCACTGCACTATCGTTCAACCAACCTGCAGAACACACTGTGCTGGTGAAACTGGCTGAAACGTTTGGCAAAATGTATCAAGAGTTCGCGCCGGATCTTTACAACCGGGACGCGCAAGCCATTGACGTGATAGCAGACGAATGGCGCATGACTGACGAAGCCATGTGGACGTCCGGGGTGGTCAACAAGTCCAGCGAACTGCCATATCACCGTGACGGCTTCAATTTTGCCACATGGTCAGCGATGCCAGTGGTTCGACGCAACATGGACGGTGGTTGCCTGTCGTTTCCTGAATACGACATTGTGGTGGCCTGTCGGGACGGCTGGGTGTTGTTTTTTCCCGGCTACAAGTATTTACACGGCGTCACACCAATGCACACAACCAGCAAAGATGGCTACCGTTACAGTGTCGTGTATTATGCACTCAAAGGCATGAAAGACTGCTTCACTTATGCAGTAGAAAGCGCACAAGCAAAAGTGCGCCGCACAGAACGCGAAGTGGAGCTTGTAAAAGCACTCAAAGGCGAGATTGCATTCAAAGTCAAAGGCAAAAATGAATGATGCACTATGGGCTGACTATGCTCAATTCCACAAAGGGCAAGCAGAATCAAAAGATCTTGACCCAGTGTATGACGCACTCAAAAACATTGGTGAGCAACTAGGACTAACCCACGAACAAAAAGTGTGGCTCACTTTCCTGCACGTTGCCTACTATCATTTGGGTTCAGCACTCAAAGTGTTCCAACAGCACCCAAACCCGTCCATGCCCAACCCAGAACTGCTCAACCTACCAACCGGCACTGAACGCCGCGCACACCGATCCATACCCAAATTTGCTGACCACTTCAACTCACTGCTAGGCATAGCAGACGCCAACGGCGGCCTAGCAAACTGGCTCAACCGATACACCACCAACATTCCGCTACACACTTGGGACAACATAGGCGAAGCACTCACCCAACCACGCGGCAACGGCAGATGGGCGGCCTACAAAACATCAGAAATGCTGTGGAAAGTTAACGGCTACCCAATGCAAGCACCAGACATGGGACACGCCCACTCAAGCGGCCCACGACAAGGCCTGAACTTGCTGTTCAACAACCTACCAACCGGCAACAACCCAGCAGACGTAGCAGTGCTAGACCTCGCATCACACCAAGTTCTACACAAACTCACCCAATACGGCATTACAGCGGCCCTAGAGGAAGCAGAAACATCACTATGCGACTTCCACTCACTCGCCGGCGGCAAATACTACGTTGGACACGACATTGACCAAATGCAGACACAACTCAACAAAGTGCAGTCAGAGCTCACCCCAATAGCATTCACCAGCCGCCAAGAAACCATACCCAACGAATACTTAGGCGAACTTAACGGCTGGGTGGGCGTAGATCCGCTACGCAAAAAAACCTACAAAACCACTGGACAAATACTATTAAGGACAAAACCATGAAACACCTCATTGTTGTCGGTGCAGGAATAGCCGGTTCGTCAGCAACACGAATCGCCCAAACATTAGGCTGGCACACAACACTCATAGACGGCAACCCGGCACAAGCCGCCAGTCACAGCGCACTAGCAACCATCAGACCAACATGGTTCGACAAACAAGGCAAAACCGCCGCCGCCAGATCGTGGAAATGGTACGAACAATGGGGCGCAACAATCACCCAAACAGCAATGGTGTCCGACTGGCGCAAACCCGAACCCACACAACAAACAAACTGGTGGCTAGTAGATCCCACCAAACCCTTACTACAACCAACAATCAACCAACACGCCGCCAAAATAGAACCCTACAAAGTCACCCTAGACGACGGACAAACCATCACAGGTGACGCAGTACTCACCACCACCGGTGCATACGGCAACCCCAACGCAGACTGGCAACCACTCGCCGGCGCAACCCTATCCAGCAACGAAGCCCAACTCAATGACGGCCCACTACGCATACACCACCTACGCCCATACCACTCACTCACCGTAGGCAACATCAACGGACAAACCCGGCTAGGCTCATCAGCACACAAAAGCATGGACAAAGCCATAGATGAAGTGTTTCGGATGCTCCACGCCGCCATGACCCAAAACATCATAAACGAATGGACAGACTGGACACTACACACCGGCATACGCGCCAGACGCCCAAAAAACGAACCAATCACCCCAACATTAGGCAACCCAAACACCACCATAGGTGCACTAGCAAGATCCGGCTACGCGTTCGCACCAGACCTAGCACACCAATGGTTGCTGTCACTATGATCACCGTGTACCTAATAGGGCAACCCGGATCAGGCAAAACCACCCTAATGAACCACATACTAGACCGCGCACCCATAACCGAATACAGACAAAAACCCGTCAAACACCTCACACACGCCTACAAAACACACCAAGCCGTGTCACTAGGCTGGCCCAAAACACCATTCGGTGGCACAGACACACTAGGATTCAACGCAATAACACCCATCAAACAACAACTACTACCCATCATCAACCAACACACAAGCATCCTGTTTGCAGAAGGCGACAGACTAGCCAACACCACATTCTTTGACGAAACAACCAAATACGGCAAACTCATCCTGTTCCACCTCAACACACCTGCACTATTAGCCCAACAACGCCGCCAACAACGCGCCCAACAACACCAACTCAAACTACAAAACCCGACATGGCTTGCCGGCAGAATAACCAAAGCAAACAACCTAGTCACCAAATACAACCCAATAGACCTAGACGGCAACCAACCAATGCACGAACTTGCACAACACGTCTGGCAACACATAGACAGTTTGCTACAGTAGATTCATGGCAAATAGAAACAAAACGCCCAAACCGGAACTCATAGACAAAGAGCGCAAGGCCCTTGAACTACGCCGGGCTGGGGCAACGTATGACGAAATTGCTCAAGCGTTAGGGTACGCGACACCGCAGGGCGCGTTTCTCGCCTACAACCGTGCCATCAAACGTACCCTTATTGAGTCAGGTGCAGATGAAGCGCGACAGACAGAGCTTGACCGGTGCGACAGGATTCAACGCGCATATTGGGCGAAGGCTATGGCAGGGGACATTGCTGCAGGAAACATTGTGCTCAAGGTCATGGATCGCCGGGCGCGTTATCTAGGTTTGGACGCACCAACCAAACAGCAGATAGAAGTGACAAACTATGAAGCAG